ACGGTTGATGCGGGCGTTGGCTTGCAGGTAGGTCTCCACGCTCGTCACAGGTGCGTACCAGATAACAGTGTTAGCTGCCGTCAGCGTTAGCCCGTGCGATGCAGCCTGTGGCTGGATGATAAGTACATGCGGGTCCTTGCGGGTCTGGAACTCCTGCACGATCTCACTGCGCCGGTTCACTGGCACTTTGCCGTTAATCACGTCGCAAGAGATGCCTTCTTTCTCTAACCTATCGCGCAGTAGCTGGATGGTATGTGTGAAGGGCACGAAGACCAGCACCTTATGGCTACTCTCCTCGATCACTTCCAACACAGCCGTCAGGCGATTGCTGACATCAAACTCGATCACCTCGCCAGTGTCCGAATAGACCGCACCGCCACTGATCTGGAGCAGCTTGTTAATCTTGGTAGCAGCGTTGACCGCGCTAACCTCCTCACCCGCTGCCTCAAACAGCATCTCGTCCTTAAGCATCTTGTAGTAGGACATCTGCATCTTGGTGAGCGGGGCTTCGCGCTCCATGTAGGTGACATCGGGCAGGTCGAGGCAGTCCTTCTTCTCGAACCGGATGGCGGGTTGCAACACCCTATGCACGATGCTCTCTGCTTGAGGCTTCGCTGCCCATTTGAACTGGGTGACCTTGTACATAACCTGATCTCGGAACGAGCCGTAGTACTTGGGGCAGTTATCGGGGTTGACCAGCTTGGCTAGGCCGTAGGCGTCCAGAGGTGATTGTGCTGCTGGCGTACCAGTAAGCATCCAAAGGCGTGGTTTGATAGCGCCAATGATGCGGTTCAGCACCTTCCAGCGGTTGGTCTGCGCGTTCTTGTAGGCGCTAGCCTCGTCCACCACGATCAGGTCGAAGCCACCATTGATGATGACATCCTCCACCACAGCCAGCCCGTCGAAGTTCAGGATGACAAACTCGTTGCCAGCCTTGATGATCTTCTCGCGCTGCTTAGACGTACCGTGCGCCACGCTGCATGAGCGGTGCATAGCGAAGGTGAACAGGTCCTGCTGCCAAGCGGCCTTCATGATGGATAACGGGCAGAGGACGAGGACGCGCTTAATCTCGCCCAGCTTCATCAGATAGTCCGCAGCCCAGATAACCGAAGCGGTTTTACCCGTACCCTGTTCGTTGAAGCAGAACGCTTTGTCGTTAAGGGTAAGGAAGGAGGCAGTCTCCTTCTGGTGATCGAACGGCTTATGCTTGCCCGTCCACTTATACCGCCCCTTGATGGGTGAGGGTGGATTGGCCACGCCAAGCTGTATAAGTGCCTTGGTCTCCTTGAGACCCCACTTCACTGCTACTTCGTACGTATCCCCATCCCGCTTATATACCGCGCTCTTCTTGATGTTGTCGGTTATAGTTCTGGGTTCGGTCGTTTTGACGAGTAGCACCTTATCGTCAACGCTCTGCATCACTTTTTCCGTTCTCGTTTGCTGGTTTCTGACACCAAATTGTGTTTACTATCTCGCTTGAAGGAGCGGTTAGCCGACGCGCTCTCGACGCGCACACCCTGCTTGTTACTACCACCCTTATCGAAGGCTACCTTGTGGGCGACATCCTTGCCGTCACCCTTACTGACCTTGCCTTCCTTCATGAGCTTCCGACGCGCGGCGTTGCGGGCAGCGCGGTTTTTCTTCTGCTCAGGAGTGGCCTGATACTCGGCAGCGTTCTCGTACTTGCGGTCGGCCTTGTTCTTGTAAGGCATCGTTACCTCCTCGGGCGATGATGTTCACACTTTACCACAGGGCACCACCCGCACAAAGGGCCAGACTTGGGGTTCCAGACACCACTTTCAATCGCGGCATCAAGTTGATCTAGCTGCTTGTCGAACACAGACATGTACTGCGATTTCTCTGTTATCAGGTGGGTCTTATTGGGGAACTCATTGCTGACCACGTAGGCCAAGCCAGACTTGATACGCTTCACCTCGGGGAAGTGCACGAAGATGGCACCCGCCATCAGGTCAAGCTGTTTCATGTCCGCATACTTGGCGTTCTTGCCCGTCTTGTAGTCGATCATGTGGGCGCTCCACCCATTCACGATCAGCAAGTCTACGATCCCCCGCCACCACACGTCCTTAGCGAAGAAGTTGCAAGGCTCGTAGCCATTATCCGTAACGCGGACACCCAGCTTCAACTCGGTGTGCTTCTGACCGGGGAAGTTAGCCAGCGCTTCCACTACGCTAGCATACTGTTTGAACTTAGGTGGGATGGGTGTGCCATCCTTGATGCGCAACTCGGCAGCTTCATGGAAGTCGGTCCCGTACTGGGCAGCTTCGCCGGGGTCGTCCTTCACGTCCTTGGCTACCTTCAGGTGGAAGTACTTTTTCGGGCACTGCTCGAAGGTCTTTATGCTGCTGTAGGACCAAGCGGTCATAATGCTTCCTTTATCTGCCGCGCTGTATTACGCACTTGGGCTATGGTGTTGAGCAGGGAGCGGCGCTCCCCCTCCTGCCTCTTACCGCGAGGATATATACCCACAAGGCGTCCAGCCAGCTTCACCTTATTGTGTTTTGTACCTTCTTCAATCCCCCAAGGGAGGCCCGTCCTATCTAGGGCCTCCCGCAATTCCGCTGGTAGTTTCACTGCACCTTGTCCTCCAGACGATCAGCCACCAACTTGGCGTAGCCAGCGATGTCGATCCAGCTATCAGCGTAGTTCGGGTCGCCGTACACGACACGCCCCATCTTGTGGGCGATCATCTCCATGCTCTCACGCATGTCAGCGTCCATGGCGTTCCAACTAGGGCCTTTCCGCATGAGGTACTTCACACCCTGAATGAACAACGCCTTGCCGACGTAATCACCGTAGTCCTTGCCACGCTCTTCCAATACCTGCTCGACGGTATTGTCTTCCGGTTGACCACGGGTAGCTTGAGCGTATGCTTCCACCTTGAGTGCTTCCGCCTCGGCTTTGGTAACCCGCAGCACCTTGTGCGGACCTACAACCCTTGGACGCACCACGTTGTCGTCTTCCGCTGCCGCGAGGTTCCGGTAGTTGGGGTTAGACGCCAGTTCCGACTCCGAGACCCCATACATGGGGGCAGACCCAATCTCAGGTTCTTCAGTTTTGGGCACCATCGACCGCATAACATTATACGCATGGCCGTAATTCATACCGACTTGCTTTGTGACTTCTACAACGCTGTAGCCCTGCCTAAACAGTTTGCGCGCCTTGTTGCTCTTCGTCAGTTTACGCTTAGTCATTTTAGTTGCTCCTTACTTTAGGTTTCCGCCCGATTTCAAAATGTCCCCATTGTAGACGTAGGTCCCAACATGGTCCAATTTCACGAAGGGGTGGGCGTAGATTTTCCCCCCGTGTTTGCGAAACACTTCGCAAAAGTGGTAGTCCTCCGACAACAAAGCGCCGCTAGCGTCGATGCTGGTAGCGAAGAACTCGTAAGTCAGTGGCTTCTCGTACTCGCCGTCTGGCTTGATGAACGATGATACCCGGTATGTCGGGACGTGCGGCTTGAGGTGATCGAACACACCCCGCTTGATGAGCATGAAGCCAGTGCCGCCGTGCCGCACCTCGATGACACCACGCTCGTCAGTCTCGGCATGACGCTCACCCACCATGTTGAACACGAAGGCACCGCCGTAGTTCTGTAGGTCTTCCTTGCCAGCAGCCACTGCGCGCTTGATGCTACCCCAGTTCACTTCCTTCTTGGGGTACATGCCGCACACGATGTCCTCGTCCACAGCCAACAGGTGCGCCATAGCTTCCTCATCGAAGCCGATGTCGGCGTCGATAAACATCAGGTAGTTGCAGTCTGTCTCTAGGAAGGCACGAGTAAGCTCGTTACGTGCCCGCGTGATGAGGCTCTCATTGGTCATGTGCGCCCAGTGCACCTCGACCCCCAGTTCACGCATCTTGTTCATGGTGGTGAGCAAGCCCAGCACGTACATCCCAGTACACATGCCACCGTACATGGGAGTGGCGATCATGATCTTGGGGCGCTTAGTTTCGTTACTCATCCAACTAACTCCTTCTTATAGGCGTAGACCTGCCGCTCGGCGGCAGAGAGGCTCACGTCAAAATGGTTGGCGATCTCTTCAAAAGACCTACCCTCTACGTACATATCCCAAGCTACCTGACGCTTTTCGGGCGTCCACCAACCCATGGGCTTACGGGGGCGTCTAACAATGTTACCCGTCATTACTTAGCCCCCAATGCTTTCTTGATCTGTGGCAGCATACCTTCGGTCAGCGGCGCGTCGCCCAGCGTTATACTGTTGTTGGACGTCACCTGCGCGCCGGTAAGGGTGTTCTGGTAGCTGTTCTGCACTGCCTGCCCATAAAGCTGCGGCTGCTGCTTCATCGCATTATAGCGCTTCTCTTCTTCTTCGAAGGCCCTACGCTCATCTGCGCGGCGTTGTTCACCGTTGATTAGCTCGTCCATCACCCGCTCATGGATTTCGCCCAGACGAATTTCGCGCAACCCTTCGTGAATTGCTGCCTTGTCGGCTTCGTTCCCCCAATCGCTTACGTCTTGTACAAAGGAGTTCCAGCGGTTTGTGCTAACCCGAGGAGACCTAATGCCGACATCGGGGGCGCTTAGACCAAATATAAACTCCTCGGGATGGCTCTCCATCCGCTTGAGTAGCAGTCGCACGACTGCGTGTAGTTCATCAGCCATAGCTTTTTCCCATCTTACTCTCACAGTTAAGAGGTAGGCTAGCAGCCCACTTCGGTTTGATCCTCATGCACTGCTCGACGAAGTTGCGGCCCTCCGCTGCCTCTGCATCTGGTACGATAGACCCAACGGCATCGTGCACGGTCATAACGACCTTCTGACGGCGAGAAATCATCAGCATCTGCTCACCGATAATGATGCGGGCCAATGCCTGACAGACGTTCTCGATCAGCTTCCCACCGTAGAGACGGTTAGGGATAACCGCTCGGCCCTTCTTCTGATCGTAGACGAACTCACGCCGACCCCTATCGCCGTTCACAGCTCGCAGGTTAGGGTACTTTAGGTATAGCCCGTTAGGCAGACGGATGCCAAAGGCGTTGACCAAGACCACACCTTCCTTACCCAACGGCGAAGTCGTGCCGCTAAGCAGGGCTTCGATAGCATCTTGTCCCTCCTGCCATAGCTCCGGGATTTTCGGGTAGGTATCGCGGTACACATTAATGATAAACTGACAGGTAGTTAGACTAAGGTCCACGCCGAAGGTCTTTAGCTGCGCCTTGAACTTAGCCGCCCCCATGCCGTAGCCAGCGCCAAGGATGGTTGTCTTACCCACGAAGCGCTCGGCCTCCACCACGTCCTCAACCGACTTATTGTAGATGCGCGAAGCCATGATCTTGTAAACGTCCTCGCCGCGAGTGAAGGCATCCACTAGGTCATCCTGCCCAGCCAGCCACGCCAAGGTGCGCGCTTCGATCTGACTACTGTCGCAGTCGATGAAGGTGTAACCCTCAGGCGCAAGGATGGCCTTCTTCAACGGTGACTTGCGCGGCAGGTTCTGCATGTTCACCTTGTCGTCACCACCCCAGCGGCCTGTGTGGGCAGCGTAGTAGCGCAAGGGGATTGGCAGTGTGCCACGATCTGCGATGTTGATGAACCGCTCGGTGCGCGTCTCCTCAAGAGTACTCTTTACCCCTAGCCGTGCAGCGACAATGGCTTGCACCATCGGGTTATCGTGATCGAGCAAGTCCTTGAACGCCTCGTCACTCTTGGCGAAGGCGAAGGTCTCCTTGCCCGTCGTCGGGCTGATCTTCTTCGGCACGTCCACCCCATGGAACTCCAGAAGCTCAGCCAGCTTCGGGTTGCTCATCAGGTCGGCCTTCTCGTAGTTGAGCTTGGTCATGAGCGCCTCCTTCTTGTCCTTCACGGCAAGCAAGTGAGTTTCCAGCGCGTCCTTATCCAACCGCAGCACAGGCTCACTGAACATGCGGATCGTCAGGTCCACCAGCCGCTGCTCTAACATAGGGAACTTAGGTGCCATGCACTCGAACAGACTAAGCGTCAGGTCACAGTCGTTACTGCAATAGTGGCCGTAGCGGGCAAGCTCTTCAGCCGTGAAGTCGATGCGCCGTTTGCCCAGCGCGTTAAGCACCTCGACACCCTTCTCGCCCACGTCATAGAACTCAGCCAACGCCCTAAGGCTAACCCCCGTCTCGTTACCGTGTAACGCACGAGCCATAGACAGCGTGTCAGAGATGCGCTTCGGGCGAATGTCGAAGTGCCAGTTGAGGATAGCCATGTCGAACAAGGCATTGTGTGCCAGCGCGATAGCGTTGTCCCAGTCGAACTGGTCAAGCCACTTCTTTGTCGCCGTCTTAGTCCCACTGAACCATTGCGCGTCGCCGGTACCGACCTTTACGGATACGCCGATAACCTCAAAGCGAGGGTCACGGATATACTCTTCGGTCGTAATCTTGGAGAGGCTATACGCAGGGTCGTAGTAGGTCTCGAAGTCTACGGTCAGTATGGTCATACCCATTACTCTCCGACGTAATCCAACAGCCGCTTGATCGCTTTGATGTCTTTCTTATACATCTTCGCGTCGTCCGGGTGGACGTAGGCGCTGGCTGCGTTCATCTCTAACGTCCACAGCGTGTCCTTGAGCCATGCGCGGGCGATGGCATCCAACGTCTCTGCTCCAATTTCAATCATCATTGGTCAGGCTCCTTTCGCTGCGGCGATGGCTGCGCGGGCGGCCCTGACCGTTGCAAGGTCGCGTTCGGTGGTGCGTGGCAACACTGTGCAGCGCCTAGCCTCAATTTCCGCTTCAAGATCGTCCGTCACGGCTTCCAGCGCCTCCAGCAGCCCAGCAGCGTGGGCTTGGCCAGCGCGGCGGTTCCATGCAGCGATGATCTT